GGCATTAGACCGCCTCAAGCACAATATAGAGCCCGTACTGCATCGCCGTGCCCGTGCTGGCGTAATCGCCGCCCGTGCCGCCCGTGGAATATTGGATATTCGTGGATGCGTCCACGTCGATCAAACCGCTCCCGATCGTGCCATTCGCCGTCGAGAATGATGCCAAACTCTGCGCAACCATGATCGTCTTAACGACGCCGCCCTTGGTACAAATCGAGATTCTGTAACGCTTTGCTGGCGCGCTGGCATAAATCGTTGTCGCGCCAAGATTTGCGGTCTGGGCGGTTTTGCTGTCCGATTTGACACAACTCGGAACGCCGCCTTCGACAGTTGTCAAGCTGTCGTAATTTGTGACCTTGCCGGTCAATGTCGCGGTCGCGCCAGCAAGCAGGTTTGCGCCTGTGATTGACTGCGCACCCATCGCAATCGCGCCAGACATCGTGCCGCCCGTTTTGGGCAGCCGCAAATTGTCCGCAGTATCCGCGTACAGCGTCGTCGCCAGTTTGGTCGAACTGTCCGCAGCCGACTGCGTAACGCCGGTTGTGCCGGTTGGCAGCGACGGCGTGCCGCTAAACGTCGGCGATGCAAGGTTGGCCTTGCCGGATAAATCCTGATCACCAGTGTTTGTGCCGGTGGAAGTGCCAGAGGGGCAGGTTGTTGACGTTGATGCATTGCCTGTCAGATTGCCCGTCACATCCCCGGTGAATCGGCCAGCGTTGGTGATATTCTTGGTGCCCATGTTGATATCACCGGACATTGTGCCGCCGGTTTTCAACAAAGCACCCGCAACACCAGCAGTTGCCTGCGCAACCGTCGCCGCGTCCTGAGCAGCGACGCCGTCAGCAACATCCGCAAGCACGCGCCCATTCATAGACGAAATCTGATTCTTGGTATTCTGGAATCCCACGGCTAAGTCCTTTGGCCGTCGCTCCCGCGCAAACTGACCCAGATGGAAACGACCATGCCGGCATTGAGCGCAACGCTAAAGAAAAAGCCGTTGCATGCGCCATTGGTCAGCAAAACAGATGAATCCGCAGCGCCCGCTGTCAGAACCAGCGACCCAGCCACACCAAATGAAGTATCCAACACAAAGCTATCCGACGCCGCGAAATACCGCCACAACTTAACCGTCGCGTCAGCAACCGTGGAGCGAAGAATCACTTCAATGTTCGTTGCCTGACCAACAGAAAACTGCGGCCGAGACACCGCATTTGTTGGAGCCGCAACCGCCACAAGCAAGCCATCAAACAACGCCCGCTGTGCAGACGCCTGCGTGCGCGTGAGGCCATTTACGGCATCAGCGACAAGCGAACCCTTAACAAGACTGCGAGCGATATCAGCCACAGGACCGCCTTACAGAATCGTGTACGTGACCTGCAGGCCGCAGGACGGCGTTGCCGCAGTCGGGCCATTGGTGATACTCAGCAAAATCTCGTCTTCCGCGGCAAGCGTCAACGCGCCCGCCGCAACGGACAGCGAAAAAATACCATTCGCCTGACTACCAGTATTCGCTGGAGGCGTCGTCACATTGTTGAACGTGATGGACGTAGCAAGAATCACCGCGCCAGTTTTGGTCAAGGCAAACACGGCCGTATTACCCGCATCGACAGTGCCCCACGCCCCCAACACATCAAACACCCTCAACCGCACGTCGCTAATCAAAATCGAGCGTCCAGTTTTGTTAATGAACAACTTCGCCACAGCAACATCGACCCCTGCAGCCTGAATGCCGATCGGCAAAACCACCGTAAGCGGACGAAGCACGCCCGTAACAGCAGCCAACTGGCCATTCGACAACGTCGCTTGCGTCGGCCATGCCGGAATTCCACCCGGAATCACACCCTGCGGGGCCGCCACAACCTCAATCGCCGTGGAAGTCGAATTCACCGACAACGCCGAGACCGGCCCCGGAATCGTGTAGCTCGACAACGGCTGCAGCACCAACGTGCGCGCGCCACCGGAAGTCGTCACAATAATCGTCGCGGTATTGGTGCCGCCAAAGTTGTTGACCTGCACAACCGCCGGCGTAAAGCCAAACTTGTGCGCAGCATCCGCGCCGGACGTTCCAAAATTGACCAACGCGGCGACCGTTTCCTGAAGCGAGAAAAACGTCGGAAAAGTTTGAGCGGACATGCAAACTCCTAAAGAGGGCGGCAGCACGCCGCAACACAAGTCTGTTCGAAAATTCACACAACGCAAGGCCCCGCTTGGTTGTCACATCCGCACACACTTTTAATCCGCTACGTTTCCGCGCGCATAGACCGCACTTGCTTATCCAAACAGTCAGACACAAACCCATCGACCACCGCCAAAAGCCGCTCCAACGCCAAAAACTGCGACCACGGACCGTCAAAACTAAACTCGCCAGACGCCCGCGACCCCGACGCCTTGACGCGAAAAAACTCCCCGCGCTGCGCACACCGAGGAAACCGAATCACAACCTCCAGCACAACCAGCCCCTTAAACCCAAACATCGCTCGCCCCCGAGACAGGCGCAACTCCGGGGTATAGGTCGCGTCCGGCGTTGATGGGGTCAAATCCCGCGCCAGAAGCGGCAGATAATCTTCAAGCGACCCATCAATCAATTTGCGCTTTACGCCGCCCACGGACAATGTTGCGCGCACATGCGCCACGTCAGACATTTACCCCCCGCAACCGGCCGTAGGCCACCACATCATCCAGCCACAAAAATATCTGCGCATTTGGACGAACTTGATAATAACGCAGGCGATTCATCGACGTGGCCTTGAACACCGCCTGCCGAGAGACCCCAAGGTACTCCGCAGCCTCCGTCACGCCAATCCAACCATCGCCTTTTTTCGACCTCACAGAAAACCCGCTTGACGACCAATCGCGCCGACCCTAGAATAACAACATCGCCGCAATGCGACAACCACCAAACGAGAGAACATGCGCCAAATCACCGCACACCAACTAGACCCGACAATCCGCGACTATAACGCCATGCCAATTATCGCGCTGGACGACAAGGGCATCGCGGGCGCACACCACACCTACGTCATCGCCACCAGCGCCTACCCGCAGGCAGACGGCATGATCAACTTCACAAACGAACTCGCGTTCATCGAATTCCAGAACGGCAACATCCAAGAATCAGGCATCAACGGCATCCACAACGAACACCTTTTGGCAATCGTGCAGGACCGGCTTGAATGCTTCCAACAGGGCGAGTTTAAGAGCGACTTCAACGCCGGCGCGCTGGAACACGTAAAACTGGCAATGGCCGCGCTGCACGCCCGCACAACCGAACGAATCAACCGAGGCGTCAAGAGGCGAAACGAGCAATAACATGGCAATCCAACGATACACCAAAGAAGAACTGCACTGGCTCAAATTCAACACAGCCAAATGGACGCCCGACGAGTGGACCATTTTAAGCCGCTACGAATGGCACCTGCACAACAACAAGCCAATGCCCAACAACTTCATCATCCCCGCGCACCTACTAGAACGCCGCGCTCGCAGGGCTATCGCGCTCGAACAAGTTGCCATCGACGCAAACTCGCCGGCACGTTTTCGCCCGCTCACAGACGGCGGATTCGCCACCACAAACCCCACGCTGCAGGCAACAAGCGCTTGCGTGCCAACCACCTACAAAACAACACCCACCGAAGCGCCAAACGCGCTTCAAAGCATCGTTGAGCCACAGTTGACGACCGCCCAGAAAATCAAACAAACCAAAGAGCGCAACGCCGCAGCACGGGCGGCAGCAAATGCGTAAGAAAGAACTCCTCGCAATTATTGCGATCAACGAAAAACAAGCCTACCTTGAACTCTCGACGGCAAACCAAAGAGCAAGACACGCTGAACTCAAAGCCGAAAACAAAGAACTCGAACTTCGCATGACGCGCAACCTCAACGCCAACCACCAAGATTACGCAACAATCGCAATGAGCAAAGCCGTTGAAATCGCATCGCTCCGAGCCGACATTCGGACACTCACCCTACAACTCACCGCAGCGAACGCCATCGTGGATAAACTCAAATCACAGATCGCCCAACACCATGCCCGCAACCGCGCCATCTTCCACAACGCACTTAACACCCTAAACACCAAATGACGCATAAAACCATCCACACGCCGCCTCCCCGAACATGCCCAAGCTGCGGTCAGCCCCGCGGACGCCATGCCGCCAAATGCCCTCACGCCCCACCGCCGAGCGTCAAATGACCCTCAAAGAAGTCCCGCGCGAAATTGCCGAATTCGTTGCGACAATGCCACCACCCGGCTTCCGCAACGCCAGCGACCCATCGGGCGTGATGTGGCAAATCCCCATCGTGAAAGAGCATTTGACGAGGTCCATGTCGATGATTTACAAGCTAGTCACAGCGTTTGAGAAAATGGTGCAAATGGCCGACAAAAGCAACTACCATAAACAACTCGACTTCGACCACCTCGACAGTACAATTCGCCTATCCCGCAACCATCTGGACGACGCGCTCAAACGCATCAGCAACCACCCGCCGACCGACCCGCAGTCAAAGCACGCTCTGCGCATAGCCAAAGCCGCGTGCGGAATGCTATTTGCCGTCGACCTGAACGGACCTGCGCACCAAGCGCTCGCCGTCCTTAAAGCATGGATCCTTGTAAACCATTGGCTTATGGGGCCGCTGGACAATCCAATGCGCGTTCAGGGCGCCATCGAAGACTGGCGCGACTTCGCAAGGAAGTGGAAACCCCTCTAATGGCCACCAAAAAAGACGCCAAAAAACTGACCCGCGAAGACGTGATCGCCATGATGCTCAACATCTACGAAGACGCTAGCAGCGGCGGCGGGCTCAAGTTGGAGGTGTGCAACGCCCTAATCCCAGCCCTGACCGCAGGCGGCAGCAGCAAAGCCATTGAGGCGCTGGCTCGCAGGCTAGGCAAAAGCACCAAAGCCGCGGACGCCGACGATGCCGACCCCGAATAAACCAAAGCACGGCAGAGCCAAGGCCGTTGAGGAGTTTATCGCGGCAGCGAACCGTCTAAGGCAGGAGCAACACAACAAAGCCGTCGCCATGGAACTCGCTATTCTGCAAGCCGCCGAAGCGCACGCCGCACAAACCACAGGCTACGACGCCATTGAACGCCAATTCTTTGGCATCAAAGTCCACCGCACCGCGCAGCGCAAATTCGCCATCGAAGACCCAAATGAGCGCGCTTGATCACATCCTCGCCCACTTCGCAAGCTCAACCGCCAACCTCGCGGAATGCCTCACGCTAATCTCCAAAAAAGGGCAAGACCCACAGCCGTTCGTCCCAATGCCGGTGCAAACCGACATCTGGAACCAAATCAGCGACCACCGCCTGATCCAAACCCTCAAGGCCCGCCAACTCGGAATCACGCTAGGCGTCAACGCTGAAATCCTCAACCGCACAATAACCCAACCCAATCACAAGACAATCATCGGCGCACAGCACGGCAGCAGCGCACTTGAAGCCGGCCAACAACTACTCGACCTCTACGAAAGCGAACCAGCGCTGCGCGAACTCTGCCCGCCGGTAAACCGGAAGTTGACCCCGCGCACGCTCAAATTCCAGAACGGCAGCAGCATTAAAATCGGCACCGTCAACACCGAGTTTTGGCGAGGCGGACGCGCCAACTTCGCGCTACTCACCGAAGCGTCATTCTACGACGACCTGCCCAAGGTGCTGGCGCAACTCCTGCCAATGATGGGCGCCAACAGCCCTGTCATCTTAGAATCCACTGCAAACGGCGAAAACCAATACGAAACCATGTGGACCGACCACATGAGCCCGTTTCACAAAATCTTCTACTCTTGGCTGCAACACCCCGACTACGTCAGCGACGAACCGCTCCCAAGCATCCTGCTACCCGAAGAAATCACCTACATCAACACATGGAATCTAAGCAAGCAGCGAGCATCATGGTACATTCAGACCAAGCGAGCGAACGCGGGCGGCGACCAGAAGTTTTTTGATCAAGAATACCCCGCCAGCGCCGAACTTGCATTTATCCGCACAGGCAGCAAGTTTTTATCCCACAACATTCCCGTACTTATCGACGGTATGCCTGACTGGAAGGAGCCAGGGCTACGCATCTACGAACGCCCGCAGGACGGCGACAAATACGCCGCGGGGCTAGACACCGCCAGCGGCAGCGAAGACGGCGACTTTAGCACCGTCGTCATCGGCAACGTGACCAAAAAGCGCACCGCCGCAACACTCCAACTGCGCAAAGTCACAGCCGACTTTATCAACGAAGCGGCCGACCTCCTCAAAATGTACAACTGGCCCCGCACATGCTGCGAGGTCAACTTCAGCGGGCTTGACGTTCAAGCAGAACTGCGCAAGCGCGGCGTCCCGATGTACCAACGGGTCGACATCAGCGGCATGTACACCGACCGTGAAGACCAGCAGGGTTTTCAGACAAGTGAGCAAAGCCGCCTCATGCTTTTCCGCGCCATCTACAGCAGTTGCGTCGGCACCGACCCGTGGACGATTCTCTGCCCACGACTTGCCACCGAATGCAACCAACTTATTTGGTACAAACCCAACCACCCGCGCCACCCAAACGGAAAGTTCGACGACTTGGCTGTCGCCCACGGCCTGATGTTGCAGGCTTGCCCACAAGCATTCCCGCAACGCACAACGGTAAAATTGCCGCCGCGCCCCAAGACGCCGCCCACCAGCATCGAGGAATTTGAGGAGCGCAACCGGATTTACGGCCCCTTTGGCCGACCCGACCTCACGCCGCCCCCAAAGACCGCCGCAGCCTAATTGTCTACTATCCCGACAGACAATGGTTGACACACTGCAAAAGCCACTGTACTTTTAAAAGCACGACCCCGGCACGACACGCCGGAATCGGACCGGTGCACGACACGCGCCAATCAGGGCCACATGAGCTTTCAGAAAATGTTCAAGAACGACGAATCCTTCCAAGCGGCCCAAGCAGCTGTAACAGCGGAACCCGTCGCAGACAAGCCGGCAGAAACCAAGCCTGAGCAAAGCGCAGACACAGCGGACCAACGCCACGGCAGCGACAAAGCCGACGCTGGACAGACGGCAAAAGACCAAACAACCGCCGACAAGCCGGAGACGCAAGCCTCCAACAAACAGTCCGACGAATTTGGCCCCGTGCCCCACAAGCGCTTCAAATCGGTGCTGGACACCAACCGGCAACTCCGCGAACAACTGAGAGACTACGAAGCCGTCAAGAACGAGATAGCCGAACTCCGCAAGCAAATCGCCGCCAAACCGGCAGCGAACGCGGACGACGACTGGATGAAGCAATATGAGGATCCGGAGCAAAGCGCACCGGACCCACAACAAGAACTGACCGAACTTCTGCGCGAAGAACGTAAACAGCGACTTGCACTACAGGAAAAGCAGGCCAACAGCGAAGCCCAACAAGCCGACGCTCAAGGCATGGCCGACACGGAAAAAGTCATCGCGGAACTCGTTGAAGACGGCGTGCCGGAAGAGTTTGTCATCGACGCACTCATCCACCACTACCAACCCGACGAAGTGTTGAATTTGTATCGCCAAGCAACGCGCGGCCTTACCAAATCGGCACCCGCAGCAGCCAAACCGCTAAGCCGAATCGGCGCCCCGTTGACCAACACTCAGCCAGCACCGACCCGCCGACCCACCATGCAAGACGCCCACGACGCACTTTGGGCAGCACAAGGTCTTAGAGCCCCGCAAAGACGCGGAGCCTAGGAATATTCCACCATGGCAGGAACGACACTGGCCCAGTTTGGGCCGCTTTTGAAGCAGAAATACGAACCCGGCATCCTCACGATGCTCAACAACAACGTGGCAGCCTTTGACGACTTCGACGACGAAGTCCTTGCCTACGACGGCTTGTTTGCCATCATGGGCCTCAAGAAAGGCCGCAACCAAAGCGTGCAGTCCGCGGCTGAAGGCCAAATCCTCAACCCACCGGGCGCAGGTCAGTACGCCCGCTTGACCGTTCAGGCCAAGTTGGTCTACGGCAGCATCCAAATCACCGGCCCGACCGCTGCAGCCGCAGCGACCACGTCCGGCGGCTTGGCCCCAGTGCTCATGACCGAAATGGACGGCATGGTCGAGGACATCACCAAGCGCATGAACGTGTTCACGTTCTGCGGCGGCGACATCCCCGGCGTCGTGTGGCAGAAGCAAAACGCAGCCGCCTTCCAGTACAGCGGTCGCTTTGACGACGTGTCGCAGGAAGACAGCGGCGTGACCCTGGTCCCAGGCGTTTCGACCGGCCGCTTGATCCGTTTGGACAACTACGACTTTGTAGGCGCGGCGACGGTCATCACCAGCATCAGCGGCGACTCGGAATCACCGGCAATCGGCACCATCACCTTTGCTGCGGCAATCGACACCACCGCCGTCCCTGTTGGCGTCCCAATGGCCGTCCAACTGGCACTGACCCCCTCGGTTGCCGTCGACCCCAGCGGCTTCTTGCGCAACCTGTGCAGCCAAACGCACTACGGCGCAGAAAACGACCGCACCACCGCCGGCATCGCGGTCTCAGCGAGCAACCGCAAGTTCCGCAGCACCTTCCGCTTGGCCGACCCCACCGTCGCCTCGCTGTCCACGCTCGGCGCTGACGGCCTGCAACAGGGCATTGCGCAAGCGCAGGTCAAATCGGGCAAAACCCCGACCGACATCTGGTGCAACCCGCTGCAGTTGACCTCGTACACCACGCTTTTGCAGGGCACCAACGCGGGCAACATCCGCATTGAGACCGGCAAAGGCGCTCAGGGCAAAATGGACATCGCCCCCGACATGGAAATCGGCAGCGCGGGCCGAACCCAATACTCGTACGGCGGTGTCGCCATGCGCGTGTCGGATTCTTGCCCAAACGGCACCATGTTTTTCATCAACAAGTCGACGTGGAAACGCCCCGAGTTGAAGAAAGGCGAATGGCAGAACATCAGCAAGGCGGGCGAGCTCCTGCAACTGCCGAACATGGATGCAGAAACGGCCCGCTGGGGCACGTACTACGAAATGGTCTGCAAGCAGCCCAACGCCAACTTGGTGTTGACCGCGATCGACCTCGTCTAGCGCACAATCGAACAGCGGGGCGGAAAGTGGCTCCTGACCGCCCCGCTGAGCGAACCAACCAAACCAACGCTGCCTAGCAGCAACAGAAAAGGAAAAGCCCATGGCACACCCCGTCCACACATGGTTCCAAGGCGCAAAGCAATTCGGCGCACAGGCGACCGCCATCAACGGCGTCACCCTGCAAACCGGAACCGGCAGTATCCCCAACACCGTCGCCGAGTTTGAAATCTACGGCGGCGACTTCCCGCCGATTGACACCAGCGTCGCGGCCGTTCTGGCCGAATCCGGCAGCGTCAATCTCGACAACCACGCCTACCCCGTGGCAAACTTCTTCTTCACCACCCCCGACACCGACGCGCTGACATTCAGCAAAACGGTGCCGTACAAGTGCAAGTTGATCCGGTCCTGCTTCATTCCGAATCAGGCCACCGGCAACCACTCGGACATCACCATCAAAAACGGCGCCAACACCGCCGCGGTGATTACCGCCAGCGTCGCAGCCGGCACCGTCGTTGAGGGCGTGCAAACGCTCGCCAACGTCGACTTCGCCGAGGGCTCGGTCATGAGCATCCTCACGGCCAAACAAACCCACGTTGACGGCATCGTCATCGTGACCGTCGTCCGCGTCGCGTAAGCAATTCGCCTAGCCAGCGCACAGGCCAACAACCCGCAGTGCCAGCAGCCGAAAGGCGCGGTGCAATTCCGCCTGCGGGTCGCCACAACGGAGACCAAAATGCCATTCCAACCCACGCAAGCAAATCTCCCAAACACCATCGCGCCAGCGCACACAGCGTTCGCAACCGCCGCGCTGTTCTTCGACGTGCCGGACACAACCGCCGTCACCATGACCCAGCCAGCGCCGTTCGCCTACCGCATTCTCGCCATCGACGCAATGAAAGGCCCCGGCAACGGCGGAGCGGCCGACCAAGTCACCATCCTCAACGGCACAGACGTTCTTTGCACGATCAGTTTCAACTGCGTCGGCGGCACATGGCAACTCATCAACGCCTTCAACCCCGTGCTACTCGAACTCCGCAAAGGCGCCAAACTCAAAGCCGTAACAGTCAAAGACGCGCACTGCAACGGTCTCATCCGCATCCAAATCGTACCCATCCGCTAACCCAAAGGACGCGACGTGTACGAACAGTCACCCAAAGACCAATCGTTAGCCATGTTTGCCCGCCGCAAACTCGACGCCACCGCCACCGCCGCGCCGCCAAAGGAGGAACCCGGCAGCATCGGTAAGACCATTGGCGGCATTGCCGGCGCCGTAATCGGAACCTACTTCGGAGGCCCCGCAGGCGGCACAGCAGGCTACCAGGCAGGCAGCAACGCCGGCAGCGGAGTTGACCAACTGGTCGCAGGCGACAGCAGCGGATGGGACGCCGTCAGCGGCATAAACCAATTCTCCAAATACGCAAACATGATCAAGAAGAACAAAGACGGCCAAGCCCTCAAGCCAGGCGAGGAAGGCAACATCGCCCCAAGCGACGGAGAAACCGGCAGCCTCGCAGACAACATGGGCGACATAAGCGGGGGCGAATAATGGCCCGCATCGCCAAAGCAAAACAAGCCGAAAACGACCCGGTCGACCAAAGCGCGCTAACCCCTGCCAAAATCTGGGCAATGGCCGAGACGTTCAAGCAAGAAGTCTCGCAATACCACACCCTTTGGCGCACATGCACCGCTTTCTACGCAGGCCAACAGGGCGCGCAGTGGAACGCCGCCAGCGTCAGCATTAACAACCAGACGCTCGGCATCGCCCTACCCGGCGCGACACAGCAACAATCCTTCAACGTCGCGCAAGCCTTCATTCGCCAACTGCTGGCGCGCATGATCACCGGCTACCCAAGCGCCGTGGTCTTGCCTGTCACACCATCCACAGACGACATCGCCAAAGCCGAAGCGGGGCAAGAAACCCTACAATACTTCTGGCAATCCAAGAACGTCGACGAAATCTTAGCCGACCACAGCAACAACATGCTGACCTACGGCAACGGCGTCAAACTCACCTGCGCCGACGGCGAGGACGTTTACCTTGAAAACATCGACCCCCGCGACTACCGCGCAGAACCAGGCAGCCGCAGCGCCGCCAAAAGCCGCTTCTTAGGCGTAGTCCGTGAAACCACCAAAGCCGACCTGATCGCCCAATTCCCCGACAAGGAAAAGGAAATCCGCGAATACGCCGCACCAAAAGCCAAACAACCCATCAACATGGCCCAGACGGAAAGCCGCCCAGCCGACCGAATCGACGTGCTGGAAGCATACACCCGCGCCACCCGCAGCGGCCCAGCCATGAGCTACATCCTGCTCGGTGAACACAAGCTGGAGGAGCGCGAAACACCCGGCAACGTCATGCCGATCACGCTGACACCCTACATCAAAATCCCAAACATGCACTTCGGCATCGGCGCAATTGAACTGATCATGGGCGCGCAAGCCTACTTCGACGACTTTATGGCGCAAGTCCTACGCAACATAAAGCTAATGACCAACCCCAAGGTATTCGTCCACAACGACTCGGGGATATCCGACGACCAATTCACCGACGAAGTTGCCAAGGTAATCTCCTACGACGGCGCGGTGCCATCGCCGTGGGTGCCTGCCCCCATTCCGCAAACGCTCATGAACGCGCCCGCGATGATGCAGGCCATCATGCAAGACCTACTTTGCCTGCACAGCGCCAGTCAAGGACGCCGCCAAGCAGGCGACCCATCAGGCGTAGCCCTGCAAGAAATGAAGGCCGCCGACGCCGTGCCGCTGGACCTCATCGAAATCCAAATCGCCATGAACGTCCGCCAAGACGCCAAAAACATCCTGACCTACATCAAGGCGTTCTACCCAGCCAGCAAAATGACGCGGCAAATGGACAGGTTCGGCAAACTCGTCTTCCAAGAACTACACACAACCGCGCTAGGCGACGACCCTGAAGTGTTCATCGAGGCCAGCGAACTATTCCGCTGCAACTCATCGAGCCGCGACACCAAGACCATGCAAATGCTGCAACTTGGCATCATTACACCAACCGAAGCCAGACGCCTACTCACCCAACACATCGACCCCGCATCCCCGCTCATCGGGCTGCGCGACCTACAGCACGCCCATGAAATCCTAGACACCATCCTCGCCACAGCGCTCACGCCAGAGGGCAGTATGGCCGTGAACATCTCGCCAACCGACAACCTTCCGGTATTTGAGCAAGTATTCAGCGAATACATCAAAAGCCCAACGGGCGACTACTACAAAACGTCCAAGCAAACCCAAGACGCAATCTGGGCAACGTACCAGCAAATCCTCGCCATCATGGCGGGCCTACCACCGACACCCGCAACGACACCCCAACAGAAGCCCGCAATGCCCGCTCAGAGCGCCCCGCAAGGCAGAGGCGTCCCGTTGCCGCCCAAACAGCCAGAAGGCCTTCCAGGGGCCGAGAAAATGCAAAATCAGGTAGCCACCCAAGAACTCAAAAGCGCGGAACCACCATCCGCAAAGGCCTAGCATGAAAACCGACATCGACTTCGCTGGATTCGCAAAAAAGCTCCTCAAGAAAAAGAAAGACAGCGCACACTTCGACGAGCAGGTCCGCATCAAAAGCGGCGCCAGCGCCAAAGAAAAGCACGATAAGGCCGCCGAGGAAATGTGCGAGGACGGCGAAAGCAAGAAGGAAGCCAAAGAAGGCGGCTGGATTAAAACCACCTCTCTCAAAGAGAACAAGTACGTCACAGGAAAATAAGCAGTGACAAACAATGAGCTAACAGCATTTTTCCGCGACACCGTAATCTTTGACCAAGACTACCAAAGCGCGACCGACGCCAACGCCGACCAATGGCTCCGCTTGGCCTACGGCGAGTTTCGCTCAATCGTCACCAAGACCGCGCCCGAATTCTACGAAATCAGCTACACGCCGCCCACCCTCACCGGCGTGTTTGAACTGGACCTAAACGGCGTACTGTTCGGCACAACCGTCACCCAAAAGCGCTGCCAGAAAATGACACGCATCCTCGCAATCAGCCCGACCGCGCCCACAGGCTACGCGCGAATCCTCGAACCATGCGCCTCTTTTGAAGAACTTCGAATCCAGTGGGGCGCAAACCAAAAGTGGTTTCTCGACGGCCACACGCTCAAATTCAACTTCGCCAGCGCTCTTGACATCCAAATCTGGTACTACGCCGACCCCGACGTCAGCTTCCTTGACGGCGCCGCGCCTGCATTCATCGACGACCTCGGAACCTACCACGACCTCATTGCGCTGCTAGCCAGCCGATACTACAGACTAAAAACCGGCATCAGCAACCCAATGGCCGAAGAACTCATCGCCGTCAGGTCCCGCGAACTTAAAGCGTTCATCCGCGGCACACGAAGCGGCCGCGGCGGCAGCACCGTCCGCGAAACCTACCGCTACGGGAGGTAGAAGTGCCGCCCAAACCGCCCGCCGCAACCAGCCCCGAAGTCATGCCAACCAGCGGCATTGACCTGCGTTCGCTCGACAAAAGCGCCGGCAGCCCGTTCATTCTAAACACCATCCCGCGCAACAACGAACTCCGCGTGCGCGCCGGATTCGGCACGCAATACGTTTTTGGCACCACGCTCAACGCTGGACGAAACGCAACCGCCGGCCCCGTCCCAGACTTCGGCACGTTCCTTGGAATCGGCCCACCCATCGGCGCAACCAGCATGCGCACCAGTTTTGGCCACGACCAAATCATCAGCGTGCATCCCTTGTTTGCATTTGCGGGAAACTCCGCTATCGCTGGCGGCAAATGGGGCACAACAGACGTCACCCAGAAATGGACAAGCCAGCCGCAAGGCAGCTTTCTCCGCGGAATCTCCGTACACATCCACGACGTCACAACGAATCGCCACGTCGAATTTGTGCTGCACGAGCAGGACACACAGTCCGAGCAACTCCGCACGGTTTATCCGCATTACAGCACACGATTCAACATCGACAACAGCAGATGGATCGTCACCCCCAGCACGCCAACATGGGTGATATTCGCACAACTACAACGCGAAATGCTTATCACAGTCGAGGGCTGCGGGACCTTCTACTACCGACCAGTCGACCCCGCCATTGGCGACGCCGAACCTTACCCGACGCGCGGCGCCCACGAAGCGGACCCTGCGGGCAACCGCCAACTCGACAGCCTAAACATCGAAACACCGCCCTCATGGACGGGCGAGCAATCGGCAATCGCACCGCTTACGCTGCACGACGGCATATTTGCGGCTGACGGCGTCGCCTACCTGCACCCCGAGGACCTAGGGCAGCCAATCGCCCTCTGCACGCTGGAGAACCGCGCCTGCTACGCCGTTGGCAACACTGTTTGGCTAAGCGACCCCGCCGCGCCCGAGGAAATCGCCGCCGACAATTTCGTTTTCCTGCCAACCGCCGACCCGATCACAATGCTGGCTCAAGTCCGCGGCAACCTCGTTATCGCCACCAAATACCGCACTTGGCTGTTTCAACCCAATCAAGGCAAAAGCAACATCACAGGTCAATTGCTCGACCTAAGCGTCGGAATTGGCTGCACAAACAACCAATCCTACACCAACAGCGGCGATTTGCTCATCTGGACCGGCAGCCGCGGAGCCTACAGTTACAACGGCGGACTGGACATCCACTGGCTGTCAGAACCCGTGGACGCGTGGTGGAACAACCCTCAATCGCTGCAAATGCCGCTGACCGCCTACTTCACCGACAACGGGAAACCCGGCCTCACCGGACCACAACCGCCCATCCGCATCGACGTTCCAGCGCAGAACTTCCGCGTTGTCTGGCAAGAAGAACGCAAAACAGCGTACTTCGTCAGCAACGACATCATCTTGCTCTGGACCGACAAATTCGGCTGGCACGTCTGGCAAATGCTGAGCCAAGCCGCCACAACCGGCGCCGTCCTTGCAAGCGCCAACATCGCCAACCCGATTTTGGCGCCCATCCGCAACGAACTTTACATGGTCGCCGGGCCCGACGAAACAGTCTACAACAGCGCGAATTTCCTAGACCAAACATACGACTCATCGTGCTACCTGCTGCGCTACGGCCGCGGAGGCGCGCTAGACCGCAGCACAGACGCCGCAAGCACCACGCCGACCGAGGACCAGCGCGAACCCATCGGCGGCTGGCAGCGCTTCGATTCTGCCACGCTGCGCTCAGGATCTTTCTGGTTCGGCCAACCAACGCGCCTGCCCGCCGGATACCGCAGCACGCTACAGACATTCACCACAGAAACATGGTGGTTTCCGGTTTACGTAAGCGACCCAGGGCACGTCGACCTCCAGCAAATCACGCTCATCTTCAAATTCGACAACGCCAACTGGACACCACTTTTCAAACCCGCCGTCACCGCAAACCTAGATGTGAATTTTCCCGCTGAAATGATCGTGGTTCGCGACAAATGGGGCTACACCGCCCCAGACGCAACCCACGAAATCCGCTGCTATTTAGCCGGCGCGCTCAGCAACGCGGGCGACGAAATCCGCATGCGCTTTCTCGGAACCGGCGGCACATGGGATTTTGCGCCCGTACTGGTCATTGAACCCAAGGAACGCAACCTCCTAGCATACCTGCCCTTCAAGCGCGCCACCAACGACACAGTCACGCAACTAGGCATCGACCCAAGCAGCGCCATCATCATCGCCCCAAACCGTAGCGAGACCGCCAACGTTTGGCGCTGGGAAACAGGCAGCTTCACCCAACAAATCGCCGAACTTGCCGCCAAGTGTCAACCCGTGGACTACGCCATCAAAAGCAAAGCCATCCACACAACCAACTACGACCAAATCCGCATCAACGGAACCTACTTGCGCGTGCGCTCCTACGGCAACGGCGCAGACAAACAAATCGCCAACTGGCCCATCGGCCCCGTAAACACAACGACATCCACAGACTACAAGGATTGGTGCGCTCAAAACATCGATATGGGCGCCATATTCACCGGCGTGCAGGCCACAACCCAACAACTCGACATCGCAGCGGGCGGCGTCCGCGCGCGACACTGGGACGCCATCACCAAAAAGATCTGGCAAAAAGTCGGCAACCTGCACGCTAAATGGTCCTCGCTCGCCGCCCGAACCAGCGGCAACCTACTCATCGACGACGCCGCGGTTGACACCGTGCAGGCCAGCGACGGCAGCATCGGCGAAAGCGCAAGCATTATGGTATTCGGAACCATGAATAGCCCTGGCGCAGGGGTCAGCATCGGCAGCATGCAGCCAACCATCACACCCACCGGCGGCCGCAAACGCATCGGGAGGCAGTAGTCATGCCCGCCCCAAATCAAGGCAGCACCCTCAGCGCCCCAAAACAAGACCCCTTATCATTTCACAACGACAGCGCCCAAAACACAGCGCTAGACAACCTTGCACGCATCGCGCCCATGCTAGACAACGACACGCCAAACGACGCAGCAAACCTCGCCAATGGCACCTACAAAGGAGGAACCCGCAGGGCCATCGCATGGAAGGCCATCGGGCAAGGCACCAACATCACTGGCGACGTTACGCTCGACGGCCTCTGCCAAGTCGTCGGCTGCAAATTCGACGGCACCGTCACACTCACCGCCACAGCCCTTTGCGTCTTTCTGAACTGCGAATTCACCAAGGCCGTAACCGTCGCAAACGGCGGCAAACTCGCCATGACCGCCGGATTATACGACAACATCCAGAACGCAGGCGCCGCGGGCAACTGCAACGCCATCGGCAACCGCAAAACCGGAGCCACAGCAAATACAAACGTCACCGTCACGGGGCAAATCTAATGGCCGTCAACACAAACCGCATCATCGGGCCTCAATTTGGCGACGGCATCACGCTGGACGGCTCGCGGATCCAAGCCGCGCGGGACGAACTTATTGCGCTGGTCAACTCGCTGCCGCCAGACCTCGTCGCTGCGCGCTGGTCGCCAACGCTAATTGCGCTCGGATTTATGCCATCCATCAGCACAGGCGCAGCGCCCCCACCGACCGGCAGCCTGCCTTTCATGGGCGCAATCAACGACTTTGCCGGCACCGCCGCATTGCAAAAACCAACACCACCTATCCCAAACCAAGAGCGCGTCAAATCCTGCGACGTTGCCGCAATCACTTTTGCCGGCGGAACAACTGGCGACCTTCTGACTTGGGAAACCTCAGTATTCATCGAACGACCAACCATCCTTGCCGCAGCAACATTATTTGCTGAGGACAGCGACCTAACCTACAACAACACATGGCTTTATGGCGACCAGCCACCCACCGGCGAAAGTTGGGGAGCGCCAACACACGACGTCACCCTTCAAGTTTGCGTCGACGACCTTTACCAAGGATTTGACCGCAAACGACTGAAACAAGAGGCCGTTACGTTCAACTACGACACCGCCCAATTCAAATTCAACACCCAAAACTGCGCGGCGGGGCTGGACACAATGAAACCGCAGTACAGACCCAACGCGGTAGCGGGCAAGCCATTCAATGGCAAGGCAATTCGCCTAACCCCATACATCCTTTTGCCAGAATACAGCCGCTTGCGCTTGCAGTGGACAATCCCGCAGTACGGCACCGAGAAAGATGCCTACAAATACACCTATACGCACGCCGCGACCGGGATTGGCGACCGAACAACCTACAACATCGACAACGGCTACGGAACGAACGTAATTCACCTCTGGGACAGCGTAACCGGCGCCGAAACGCCAGCCCAAATCGCCACAGCCATCGCCGCGGTCATCGCTGTTGACCCAGCATCGACATACACAGCATCCGCCGCAGGCGCGGTTGTTACGCTCACCTCCAGAACCGCCAGCAAACCCGGCACCACAATCACAAGCGTGGTCAACACCGGCGGCATTACAGGCGTAGGCGCAGTACGCCAACAAACCCCATGGACACTCAGCACTTGGGGGCCACAGCCATGGGCGATCAACTGTTGGAGCGCAAGCCTGCAACTCTGGGAGGCCGCCCGTGGCTAAGCCCCAAATCAGCACAATCGCTATGGCGCGCGGAACCAAGCTCACCGTCAACGCGGTCTACGACCCGCTCACCGACACGAAGAACGCGCTCCAAAACAACGGCCTGACCGGCGGCGAACAGCGCGGCGTCGCGCGAATGTCGTGGAATATTCCATGTCTATCCGCGGCGAGCCAAGACGACCCCGCCTCACCAAGCCCAGCCGCCCTCATCTTGCCGTGGACGCTGCCGCCATTCCAAGAACTATTTGACCAAACCACATTCCAAACGCCCAATTACACACTGATTCTTGACGGCCTGTCGGTCAGCTTCGACCAACGCGCAACCA